CTTCACTGGCAACCTGTTCCTTAGCATTAAACTTAAGCGATAAATATTTAGAACCATTTTTCGATTCGTTAATCCAACCGCTAACCCAATAATCTACTCCATTAACAACAGCACTGCCTTTTCGGTCAGGGTGTTTCTCTGACTCTTTTTTGTCATTAACAAACATAGCACCGCTATTATCTTTTTGTTCGTAGTTACTCATTACCTTCTCCTATTGTGGTCGTGGGCAAAATGCCATGCCGCTAGTTGTTGTGTGTACTGCTTGAGTTCCAAACCCACATCTCCATGTGCAAATAACTCCACCCTGTCCTTTAATCTCGGCAATCTTAGTCCAAAAACATGAACTATAAACTGCTGTACTCATTGATAATAAGGTCAAACTAATTATTAGCTTTTTCATATACACTCCTATATTGCTTCTCTAAATTCAGACGATTTCATAACCGCCCGTTCTTGTGTTGAAAAACAGCCCCCACGAGAGGGTGCTTTCCATAATTGCATTTTTTCATCATCTGTTAATTCACGCCATGCCTCATTAGCAGTGCAGTAGTCACCTGTAGCAATTCCATCTTTAATCGCATCGATGCTATCACGAAGATTAGAAACTAAGTCTTTATATTTTTCTTCTTCGGATTTTTCACCCCTAAGCATTGCTGATTCTGCATCATCGTCTGCTGTCGGAATACCTGCAATAGATTGCAAAGCATATCTTCGAGCATAAGTAATAGCACTACCTGATGCTTGTGGGTCTTTTTTTACAATAGGCAACAAACAATCTGCTTCTAACCATTGCCCAGATATATGCATCAGTCTAGTTACTACACCTACTCCGCCATCACCATTTATTGGGAACTGGGTATAGCTTAGACCATTGTCTGCGAATGGTTGTTTAATTGCTTTAATAACAGATGTTAAATCTGCATAGCTTGATTTAAAAAATGGGTTGGCACTGTCTTTAACAGCACCGCCCATCTGAGTTTGTGCGTTACATAACGCATTAGCTAACTTATCGATAGATTCGCTAGATTTCATTTTGCTCTCCTATGTTTGCGTATTTTTTATACATATACAATAACTGCTCATCACTTCTTGCAGTTTCATTTTGCTGTCTGGCATATTCATCGCCATAGCCGAAATAATACTCATCGCTTTGGTCTAACTTTGCCTTGTAACCGATATAAGCATCATATTCGCCTTTTTCATAATCAGATAGATTATCCATTAGTCTACCCTCATAATTTTGTCATCTTGCATTGTTACCTTTGCAAAAAATTCTCTACCCTGCCCTGTAATGTGCGGGCGGTTAGCACCAACCAATGTGCCAGTGCTTACATATTCATCACCAAAAATACTGGTTTCGATATAAAATAATTTCTTGCCGATTTGTTCTTTAAGAACTTTTTTAGATGGGTAATCAAAAATTATCATTTTGCTTCTCCTTGTGATTTCATTTCTGCATCTACCAAATCCATTAACCAAAAGATTGTGTAGATGTTGTATTCTGCTACTTCAAGTGCTTTTTTGCAGTCATTGCGGGTAAAGCCTTTGCGTAACATTGAGACCATTTTGTTAACGATTAATTTTGTTGCAAATTCTGTATTGTTTGTCATTTTTTTTATTCCTTCATTTGATTAATGTAAATGTATCTTATTACATTGCAGGTAATGTGTCAACGCATTAATTCACAAATAATGAAAAAAACGTATCAACATTTGTGCTGATACACCTTCGGACACAAAGTCGCACCTTTTGTCCGCAGAGATAAAAGAGAGATGTGTCTCTGATGTACAACTTTAAAAAAAGTTAAATAAATGGTTGACCAATATGGGGGTGTCTAATAAGATGCTTCCATATTAATCAAACAACGGAGCAAAACAATGTTTAATGTTTTTCAAAACCAAATTAAAGAAAACTACACAGATGCACAACTTCATGCAAAAAGAGAAATTTCTTGCTTTGGTTCATCTGAATGGGAAAAAGAATATTTTAATTTTTATACTAAAACAGCAGTTTGCGATGCTGAACATTGCGAAGAAGTTTTTGAACTTATGAATGCTTGGAATGACCGCGAAAAAGTTTATTTTTGGAACGGAGAACGCCCATACTCATTGTCTGTAGGTGATATAATTCAACATACAGAATCTAAAGAATTTTACATGGTTGAAGATTTTGGATTTAAAATCGTCAAAGTAAACTAATTCCTCAAAGTGTGTAGCTTGCCCCCGAAAGGGGGCTTTTTTAGTACGACCAAATTGCAGTTTCAGGAAATGATTTTCTATCTGGGAAATCTTCTGCTGTGCATATATCTAGGTGGATAAACCGACCAGAGCCTCTTTGATTTACTCCGATACGTTTAACTCCATGCTTTTGAGCAACTTCAATTAGTTTTAGTGCTTTTTGCCCACCTACTGCGACATCGACGGCTTTACCAGTGCAATGTGCGCCTGTAGCAGTTTTGCGTGACTCCAGTGGGTGAGTAGGACTTCTGTAACCGCTAGATATAGGCAAAGCAAATTCGCATTCTTCTCTGATAGCATTTAGAATTTCTAAAAAGCCTTCATCGAAAACGTATTCGCCTGTATGTTTGCACTTTAGTTCTCTTTCAGAAAAATAATTTTTCTTTTCTGCTTTAGGTTTTGTTTCTGTTTTTTTCTTAGTCATAATTACCTCTAAGGATTCTTAACTAATACAGCTTCAATAAATATTGAAACCTCATTCTCACTCGAACTACTTTTAGCTTCAAAGTGAAAGTCTGATTTTTCGCCAATTTTAAATGGCACTTGTCGGTCAAAGCTAACTTGGCTTGTTGCAAATGTTGCTTCTGCTACTCGTAAAGTCCGACCTGTACTAGTAGATACAACATTTCTAAAAGTTAAATATTTTTGACCATTATTAGTGCCAGACGTTACATCAATTCTAAACAAATACAGACTATAGCCTGCAGGAACAGTATAAACACTAGATTGCGTAGTTCCTAATGTCGCACCAATAAAGCCGTAAGTTGTTCCGCCATTTGCGATTGTTATGCTTCCTACGTTAGAACCTGCCAAAATAATGGCTGAATTAATGCGTAGGAATGATGCGGTAGTAGTCACTGCTACTGTGCCTGTCAGGGTTACAGTTTCACTAATCTCATTGTAGTTAGCATCTAATCCACTTATTAATACATCCATCGTATCACTTGCAGATGTTGATACTGCTATCATCTGTACTGCTGATGGAAGGAATGTATAGTTCCCGCCATCATCCCAAATAGTCTCGAATGTTGTGCCAATCGTGCGGTTGAAACCAAAAATATTTACAGCTTTAGAACCTGAGATATTACCTTTAGCAACATCAAATGGAAAATGCGGTGTCGGTGTAGTTATATCATAACTATACATTTTATTTCCTCATGCTCATTATTTTGCTTGCGCCTTTAATGCCGAAACTCGAACTAATTGCTATAAATAATAAATACTGATACCACTCAGGCAAATTTGCTAATGCATCAAACCCTGCTTGCACTCTGTCAATAACAGTTACATCATTGACTACTATAGCATATCCTACCATAAACACAGGCGTGGCTAAAACCAAAGTCCAAAATTCGTCTTTCCAAGAATTAGCCGAAGCATCGACCATTTTAGATTCCCACTCAGCATCGGTTTTTATAACCTTCATTTTTGCTTTGTGTACTGCCTGTTTTTCTTCTGCTTTGTTTTTTAAATAACCGCCTGCTAAATTAGCAACAGGTGCAATTAGAGTTTGCCACATAATCACCTCAGTGGATTGCTTAGGTAGTCAATCGCCTGCCATAAGTCATCAGTTTCTTGTTTAATAATATTTAGCCTATCAGATACATCTTCACTGTCTGCTGTAAGAATTTCTGCCTTAGCTACTGTTGCCTTCATCGCCTCAATCTCATTAGATAGCGTAGAAAGCTCAGATTTCAATTCTAAGAGCTTTTGTTGTTGTCCGAGTATAGTTTCAAGGTTAGTGCCTAAAGTCGCTAATTTCGTCTGTAATTGCGAAATATCGTTATCTAATAGTTGTTGTTTAATTATTTGTAGTTCTTCATGCATAGGCTGAACATCTGGAATAGTTATTGATTCTACAGCTTCTAATCTACTATATAGGCTACTAGCTGTCCATACACCCCCACCGATAGTTGAACCTATCGCAAAAACCACCGCAATCCATGCTCCTTTAAATGTTTGCCCGCCTAATTTTAATTCGCTATCTTCTATCATTACTCACAATCCAAATTGAAAAAACAATTATAGCCTTGTGCTACTGGCGATGTTTTATAAAACTCTGATTCTGTTCCAAGCGCAAGAATATCTGCTTCGCTGTAGTACAAATCTAAACCAAAAGCATCATTACCATTTAAGTATACAGCAGTAAGGTTTCTAGTTGTATTGTACCCCATCGCTACCCATTGCTGATTAGAATCATAAAAAATATTAACGTCAGCAGATGTGGTGTTGTTGTCTTCTATAGATTGTTGCAGGTAATCTGCCGCTTCACTATTAGCGACAGCAAGGTACGCTGATGCTTCATTAGCATTTGTTTCGATATCATCTACTGCTTGGTTATACGTTTCTACGTCTTGTTGTTCTATTTTTAGCATTTCTTCATTTTGAGCAACAAATGTCTGCAATTCTTCTTGTTCTTTTGGTGTTGTTGCTGTTTCTGCTTTTTCTGCAACTTGTTGTACTGAAATCATATCTACTACGACTTCGGTAAATGTATCGATAGCTGTATCCATTTGCTCTAGTGATTCCATTGCCATATCATTGAGCACTTGACGAACATCACCGTAGGGCTGATAACCAGAATAATTACTCAATGCTGTGTTGTAAGCATCAACTTGTTCTGTGCTTATGTGAGCAGTGCTAGACAATGTGCCATCAGATAAACCGCCACCAGTGTGCGCGTAATCGGTAGCCGCACCAGTTAATTTTATGCCAGTTTCAATTTGGTTTACTATGTTTGTGCTACTATCTAAAAGTTCATTCAGTTCGTTGCTTTGTGCTACGGAACTTATCGCTAATAGAACTATTATCTTCTTCCACATTTTCGCTCACCTCGCCTATCTGTAGGATACCGTTATAATATTCTTGGTTTCCTTTGTAATCAGGAATATATAAATTAGGATTCTGTTTAATCAACATCAACCCGCGTTTCCCCGCTACTAAGCGCCCATTGTTTATTATCGGACATGGACTGCCTGCCAAAAGCATTGAGCGAAAAACATCTACGCTTTGGCATAGCATTGATACAGATGCGACCTTTAATCCTAATGTAGATAGCATCCTTGAATATTTTAATCTTGTGCAGTCTACGTCTAAAGTATAACCGCCTGAACTAAACCCAATAGCCACTGTCTGAACTGAACCTGCTGTGCCTTTCAAACAAGTGTCTGAACCGTTAGACATAAAGGTTGGGCTTATTGCAGAACCTACAGGGATTTCACTAGAAGAACCTGCGCCATTGTATGTGTTGCTAGTCGATGTGTCTGTGGTTTGATTGTTTGAATTTGTAGTGCTATTTTCGCCATGATAGGTATTTAGCGACCCATCTTGTTGGTTAGCAAATGCAGGCAATGCCAAAAAAAATAATAAAAATAATTTCTTCACTTTCTAAAAACAATTTTTTGCACTGTGTCAGATTCGTAAATTCTAATACCTAACCAAATGATAGTGAATAAACTAGCCAAAGGTGGCAACCAAGCCGCTAAAGACATTATGCCAGTGGATGCCGCGATTACGTCTAGGCTTTGTTTTGTTTCTTCGGCTAACATGGTAATTCCTTCAAATAGCGGCAATAATAAATGCCAAAAGTTCATTATAGCGAACAGCGTATGTAGTTTCTACAACACCATCAACTTCTGTTTCTTCTTTGATAAATATTCCGTAATCACTCGCATCTAAACCGCCATCAGAAAATGCTGTCTGTAAGTCTTGAGCCATGATTCCAAAATGCCATCGAGCATCATTGCCCTTTTCTTCAACGGCTGTTTTCCATTTATACTTTCTAAGCAACCCCTTACAAGCTAAAGCCACATTATTTTCAGATTCACTCAGTTCTTCTATGTTTTGTTTCTTTGTTTTATCTGATGTGGATACTGTGCCATCTTGTGAATATATATCCACAAATGGAATGCCAGCCGCACCTAATTGGGCATTATAATTATTATTTCCTTGTTCATCACAAGGAAGAATAAAACTTGTGCCGTAGGCGGATGTGAAATGCAATCCAACATTAACTGCGCCAATAAACAGGCTACTGGCAGGTATATTAGTTCTCATCCCAATGCCACCTGTTCTATCCCAAGTGCCACCAGTAGTACTGTCTCTAAACTGTATAAACTGCCCTGCATTGTTTCTGTTTGTAGTTGCTAATCTTAATAAGCCTCTGCTTATGTCATTATAAACACCATCTGTTTGACCATCTGCCTTGTCTAATTCGATGTAAAGCGTGCCTTGTTCGATTCTCTGATTGCCGCTTGTTCCAATAAAATCACTTGTGACATTTATTCCAGTATCTGTGCTAGTAACATTAATAGCTGTTGTGTTACCTGTTACAGATACAGATGTTGCAGATGGCTGAACAGTAAGAGTAGCTGTGTTATCAGACACCGCAACACTGGTGGTGTTTTCTGTAATCTCTACAGTTACATCACCTGTCGCTGTTACAGTCGTTACATTTTCAGTAACTGAGACACCCACTATCTAGTCACCTCTCTTGTGACCTTTGCCTTGCCTTGTAATATTCGCTCTACTGTCGCATCACTAGCAGTGTATATTTCGACATCGTAAAAATAGTTTCCCTCTGACAGTACAGTAGATGCATCATCAGCAACCACATCATTCGCCATCTTCATTACTAGTGTTCCACTGCTGTCGTAACTGCTGTCGCTAAAATCGAAAGCCCAATATCGGCTAGAATCTTTAGACTCGCGCAAATGCCCTCTGGCTAAATGCCCATCTAAGTCTCTAACTGCACCGCCATCTTTAATAACCAAAGTCAGTTTAAAGTCTGAACCTTGGTCTATCGTTATATCGTAGTTTCCTGCTGACATTGTATTGCCTCTATTCTGGGTCTATAACTAAATTTATTTTGTACTCTGAATCGCTTGTTGCTACTCCGTAAAAGTATAACAGCAAATCAGCATTGTTTGCTTGTGCGGTTTGCACATCTGCCATAGCAGTTTCAGCATCTTCTTTTGTGCTGTGTCTGCTCACCTCTATATATTCGTGATACGGCTCAGCAGTTATCTTTTGTTCATATCCTATAACTATCATGACTCGTGTTGCTCCCCTGTCATTCTTGATTCAACATTAACAACACCATCTTGAGTTGTAATTGTATCACCACTGAAAAAGTGTCTAGCCCTTATTCTGCATTTCAAATTAATACGCTCAATGCCTAAGTAAGCATCTGCCCTCATATTAAAATAACTAGTATATGGGTTAGACCTAAAACTCATTATTCTTTGAGTAACGACAGCCCAAGTGCCACCAGATGCACTGCCGAAAGGATGATGGTAAATCTGTGTCGGGTTTGATGTAGATACAACAGCACCGCCACTTGTTGAAATATCAACATAAGTTTTATTGATTAATTTTTTTAGACTAAAGTTATCAAAAGAATGCTGGTCACCATCGGTTGTAGATGTAACCTCGCCCATCACGTAAACAGTCGTAGTGCCTGATGGGATTGTGATTATTTTTTTATCTGTAGCACTACTAGAACTGCTGTAATCAACTGAAGAATAAATAGCATCTTCAATGTCTGTGCTTGTAGAAATGTGTAATTTTCCAGATGCAGTGCTGTAGCTACTGTTATTCGCACTGAACAGATAGCGTTGACCTGCTTCAACTGTTACTGCTTGGTAAAAATACGCCCTGTCTGAATTGTCATCTTGTTCAATCAAGGCTAGTGAGCCAAACTGGTTAACCAGTGAGCCGCCAACAGCAGTCCAGTTAGTAGATATAGAACCACTAAAAGTACCATTTACTACGAGTTGAGCTTGTTCTTCATTTTCCACATAGTGCAAGTTTCTGTAGGTTCTATAAGTAGATGAACCCCCAACCTGACCTACACCAAATCTGTTCAAAACCTGACCTTCAACCCATACTCTTTGGAAACCAGATACAGGGTAACTATCGTGAGTTGCTATACCTATGCCTCTAAAGCTAGGTGTATCAGTAGGCACTTGCACTTCAATATATAAATAGATTGTGCTTCCTACTGTTGACGAAGTGCCTGTGATTAACAATCCATACCAATCAACTGCTATATGTCGACCTTTAACTAGGTCTAATTCAGTAGAAGGAATCTCAAACTCATGCAAAGTAACGTAGGTATTAAAGCCGATTGATTGAGCATCAAAATAGTTGTAGTAGCTTTCTTGTGTAGCACCAGTAAATTTATTAGCAGTCAGCGAGTTGGTTTTGATTTGGTCAGCAGTCAATGTGCCATCAATGACCATGTTTCCTGATATGTGTTTATCTCTTTCAATAAAAGGCATTTTATGTATCCATCTGCATTGCTACAAACAAAGAAAGTTCTTCTGTGTGCGTTTGATTATCCCATGATGCTGTTATTTCAATTGTGCCAGTTTCGTAATAAACTGGATGGTCATAGCTTAGGCTTGCGGCTACTCTTGCATCAGCAACAGTTGGTGTAAGTGTAAGCCTAACCCTTGCTTGACTACCCGAAGCATTATTATCAATCATCTCTGTTATAGATAAATTTGAAAAAGTCGTGACACTTGGGTCAGAACAAACAAAACTACCAAACTTCACGGCAACAGACCAAGTGACATCTTCAAAAGCTACAGTAGCAGTTACTAATGACGTAAAAACAGAATTGACATTTTCACTTCTATTTGGAAAATTGCCGAACTTACCAGCTTGTGTGTAACCAGTAATATCACTGTATCTAAATACAGGTTGGAAAACATACGTTCTTGAATCCACTATTTGTTCCGTAACTTCATCAATTTGCAGGACTGTTAGTTGGTCGCCTGATTGTGCAAATTTACCAAAATAACTTTGAAAATCACTTTCAGTCATTTCCGCAACAGTGTTGCTAGAGGTATAGCTGTAAGTGCCGCCACCTATATCTGTACTACGACCAGTTCTGTGTGTTTCTGTATATCTAATACTTGGATATTGATATCTGAAAGCTATTATTTCTATTTCATATTCTGTATTTTGTTCCAAATCTTTTATATCAACAAAATTTTCATACGGAAGACGAGTGGTAGCCGTACTGCCTCGACCATTTGCATATGCTTGTACTTGGTATCTAGTATGTTCATCGGCAAAAGCATCCCAAGAAACCCTGAACCCCACGAGCGGCACAAGATAACCAACATCATCAAAACCTCTAAAATGAACTGGCAAAACCCTCATAGCAGTAACAGGGGGAGAATAATTTGGGTCATAAAGTTGGATTGTATTGCCAGAATCATAAGCATCTGCATAACTGCTTTGCCAATCAAATATAGACTCTTGCGTTTCTCTACCTTCAATGTCAACAACAATTCCATTTTCTATGTCAGGTTTTATAGACAACCTTGTAATTTCAAATTCTTTTTCGACAATACCAAATTTAGTATTACTTACCTTAATATTATCACCAACTCTATACTGCAGACCTTTCATGTTTAACTGCATCTTTAGAGTATCTTGCATTCGGGAACGCAATAAAGTTAATCTTGCTAATCTCTGGGCGGCTTCTACATCAGTAGTCATGTTTAATTTCATTTCAAGTTCTAAAACTTCTCCATCATCAGCAACATACTGACTGACTTTTTTTGTGGGAAATTCAGACATTTGGAAATTATCTAATGAAGACATAAAAGTTCCGCGCACTTGATTATAAGTATCACGTTTACTTTGTTTTGTTCTTATCGTAAAACTACCGAGCATCATATCTTCATCAACTACTACGCTATGCGGAGTTTTATAAGCATAGGCGTCGATAAAAAATTGACCGCCAGAAAAAGTAATCTTTCCATTCATGCTAGAAAGTATAGATGCGACATTATTTCTCAGGCTTGAGGCAGTATCTATAATGCCATCGCAAGTGTATCGTTTTTGCGTGCCATCTGCAGTAGTTACATTCTCATCGCATATATCAAGTGCGATTTCTAAAGCAGGGTAATTTATATCATCATGCGATATATTTGCGCCATATTCACTGTCAGTTAGATAATCAAGAATAACTAGTGCTGAGTTGTTTGAATATTCCCAAGTTGATGGGTTATCAGGTCGGTGACTGCCAGAACCACCAATAGAAGATGTGCTATCTTTTCTAGGGTCGTATAATTTACGCCCTTTTATTCGAGCAGTTACATTAGGCTGACCATTGTAAGGATGCCCTTCATCTAAATCAAATCTAGTGTATGCGTAACAGATATCTAACAATCTATGGCTTAATGTCCATTGGCTAGGCAATTCTTTACCAGTTTCAGTTGAGCCTGTTACAGCAGTTTGGCTGTCAGTACCTGTCCTAGTTTTAATATAAGTAAATTTAGGTGTGGTTGATGGGCTACTGCCGTTGCTCCATTCATCATAATATTTAGGCGTGCCAGAATCTAGCTTCATTACCATCTTGTCGCCATACCAAATTTCTTCTATGCTTTCGCATTCACCAACAGCGAAACAAGTCATTTGGTGTAGGTATTCATCACTTCCACCACTATTAGCTAAATAAACAATAGTGCCACCAGTTCGACATTCTCCATACGCTATTTTTCTTGATGCTGTCGGGTCACGACCAGTTACTGTTCTGCCACTCATAGTGTCAGCTTGTGCATCCTCAA